CCGGTGTGACGAGTGAGTTCGCGATGTCGATAGAGTCCCGCACTACGGCTGCAGTCAGACCCTCATCCCCTTCGATGTGCATGGCCATCTCCCTGTCCGCGTAATTGGACTGGTCAAGTCGGTCAGCGTACTCCTTGTACTTCCTGCTGACTGATGGGAGGATGCCTGAGTAATCGGCAGCTTTGGCAAGGTTGGTTGCGGCCGCGATCTTCTTCACCTCTCGCAGGTTGCCGGCATCCACGGCCTGCAACGCTGCTGGGGAGCACGAGACATTCTTAGCGATGCCTCGTGGCAACTCTGGGCAGAAGAATCCGGTAGGCTCAGTGGATCCGTTCTCGTTCGACAACTCCAAGTGCATGCCGACCATCGTCGCACGCTTGGAGGCGAACACGAACTTCATGTTGAAGCCTGCCCTCTCCCAGAAGTCCAAGGACTCCCATGAGGCCTTTACGACCGTCTCCGTGACGTTCCTTTCCTTGTCGGCGAAATCGAGGCACGTCTTCGTGCCCTCGCGGAGCGCCGCCCGGTCTTCGTCGTGAAGGAATACCATCCGCGGCGCGGTCTGGATCCCGGAGTCATCGCCTTCGAAGCCTCCAAAGAACCACCGCTGCACGCCGGCAACATCCTTCCCGACCCTGACGTTCGGGTCAAGGAATCGCTCGGGCTCTTCAAACACCGAGCAAACCCACATGGAGAAATTCACCCACCAATTCAACACAGACGTACCGCGATGTCCCGACCTTCTGATCGCCGGGATTTCCTTCTTCAGTACTTCATCAAACTTCTTGAAGTACAACTTGTACGTGTTCTGCGTGTTGGCCTTCTCGTGCGCCTTGATCCATGACTCCGGCACAATGCCCATGGTAGCGAGGACGGTTCCGATGTGGCGGATGACGAGGTCCTCGGTGATGGACCGAACGTACTTGTTGCACGTCGTGTCCCACGCTGACCCGTCCCCTTCCACGAAGGAGTAACCCTCCCGCCTGCGCTTCGTGGGGATCTTCATCTCGTTGAGCATCCTCCCCATCGCCGCGCGCTTGCCAGCATGCTTGATGCTGTGCAC